CCCCCCCTTAGAAGGGAGCTCTCTTTCCCGCGCTTAGCAGCGCACTTACTTCGGTAGGATCTTTACTCAAGGAGGTTTATGTGAGCATTTTGAAAGTTGGTAACATAGTTACCAAGTCGAATGTGTCGCCATCTGTCATTGTGACAGTGCCGATCTCGACCGATAGGGAACTCCCTAACGGTACAAAGACGACGTGGCACGCGGGTGGTCCTCTGACCACTCACACGGCTTCAGCGACAATAACCTACACTAACAAACCTAGGGGGCAACGTGCCCGCTTGGCGAATTTATGTAGGCATCTCACGACCACTCTAGATTATGGTGCAGATGCGACCAAAACAGTGTTAACTTATGACACCGGTCCGGGGCATCCGCCGCACGAGTATGAGTACTCGGCGGTACATATCTGGAGTGGAGACGCTCATTCCGTAGCAGTTTCAACTGCGAAGGCCGCTTTCGGAGGTTCTCTCCGGGGGCAGTACTTGGAGTTGAACGGTTTGGGGCATATAAATGCCGCCTTTGTGGCTATAAAACCAAACCTGACAACAATGTCCTTACCTAATATGCTTTATGAAATAAAGCAGATTAGAGGCTTGTTCGTGCTATGGAAGAAAAGCTTGAGTGTAGCTAAGAATCTAGCGGGAGCCTTTCTGAATTACAAGTTTGGCTGGAAGCCTACTCTTGGCGACCTTGCCAATCTTGTAAATGCAGTAACAGCTCTAAAGCAGAAATTAGCGCTCTTTCAGCAGGCTTGCGGAAGTGTTATACACTTCCAACAGCTTATGCTGAGGGAAACGATCTCTAAGTCTGGTAACTTCTCCTATTTAGGAGCCAATCACTCTTGTGTTTGGAAGGGAACAATTACACGTTCCTGTGTTGCTCATTTTGCTTTTCGGATTATGCCTTTAAAGGCTATGTCCGATCTGCAAATGTCTCTTAGGGCTATTTTAGATGCCCTAGGAGTTGAGCTCAACCCCGTGATCGTCTGGGATGCTGTTCCTTTTACTTTTGTCATCGATTGGTTTTTCGATGTCGGGAGTTTTTTGGAACGGTTCTCCGTCGATACTCTGGAGTTGCCAGTTGTGTTGGTTGATTCATATCTCCAATACAAAGAAGAAGTAAGCATTGAGTCTAGTTGGACTGACAACGCTACTCCAAGTGTTGGTCGTTCTCCTACTCATAGCGGAGGTTGGATAACGCGTGAAAAATATTTTCAGCGTATGCCATTGCAACCTGACTTCGCGACCTTTCAAGGTCTCGGCTTTAGGATGCCCTCTTTTGGCCAGGCTATTCTTGGAATAGCACTGGGTACCGTCTTAGCGAAATCCAAACGCTAAGACCCACGAGTGTAGTAATACACTTAACCCGTGGCTGGTGGCTTACGAAAGTAACACTATCACCCACATACCCCCTTATTGGGGAGGAGCATCACTATGGCTCTAGGTTCTACACAGTCACTCTCCAAGGACACTGCCACAGATGTGGACACCAATTTAACGGTGTATACTCTGCGTGCAGCTGACCTTGGTAAATCAATCTTTTCGGTGTCAGGTTTAACCCTGCCCGCCGCTAAGACGTTTAAGGTCTCTCACGAGACTGGAAAGAGTGGTGAAGAAAGGCATCAAATACGGCTCGATCGTACTGAGGTCGATGCCCTGTTAGTGCCGGCGACTGTCTCCGTTTATATGGTGATTGTTCGCCCACCGAGTACCGCGATCACGTCTGCCATCGTCCTCGAAGAAGTTAACAAGCTTGTTGACTTCGTAGTAGAGGGTGGCAGCAACGCCAATGTGACCGCGATCTTGAATTCCGAGGTTTAACCAACCTGGGTTCAAGATGAAGCGAGCGTGGCGAGTACTGTGCGGTATTCGTTATGTGTAAGGATCTACTAGGCCAGTCGTTTAGGGATGCTTCTCGGAGATCGTCTTATGTTTTCACAAGGTGATCTGAAAAGCCTTCGTCTATTTTGGACGATCCTAGCGACGAACCATCGCTATCAGCGTTTTATCAGTTTAAAAGATATTGATGTCTTTACTGATAGAGCTGAAAATGAGGGACTCTTCTTTCTAACGACCGCCTTACCAATGATAGGTAAGGCACTTGATTCATTCCATGCCACCACGGTATGGACTGCCCCGGAGCATTTCAAATGCGACGAGGATGGAATCCCCTTATTTTTGGGGACGCCTATCAGGCTTGCGTTAGACGGAAATTCCTCAGCCGTGGAATGTGTACGCCAAATGGCGTTCCTATTCTATAAACTGGAGGTAGACTATGATAGGGATATTGTCGCCAAGTTTTCTGCAGAGTTCATTCGAACTGATGCTGATCTTGACAACCTTTATGACCCTCGTGATTGTATTGTCACGAAGAGTCTGACGGGTTACATGCGGCGGATAATTTCAAGGGTTCTCTGTAATGAGGACCCGTTGGATATCCGCCCATGTCACGGAAGCGGTTCAACCGCATGCCGTACCGACAATAACGATAAATGGCATTCGCTTAGGTTTTATCCTAAGTTAGATGCCGTTTATAGTTATCCCGACTACTTCTTTTATTCCTATACTCATCTTTGCGATGAGCTGCGGAAGTTAGAAGATAGCTCAGAGTCTGTCCCTAGGGCACGTGTGGTTTTTGTGCCCAAGGACTCTCGAGGACCTCGCGTCATTTCCTGTGAGCCCGCTGAATTATTATATATTCAGCAGGGTCTCATGAGGAAGATGTATAGGTGCCTAGAGAACCATCCTCTTACTCGTGGTCAGATTAACTTTACTGACCAGACGATAAATCAAGATTTGGCTCGTGAGGGATCTACTAATGATTCCTGGGCCACAATCGATTTGTCCGAAGCATCCGACAGGGTCTCTCTTCGCTTGGTTCGGGATGTTTTCCCTGCCAAGTGGTATGAGTGTCTCGAAGCATCTCGCTCCGATTCTACCCTACTACCGGATGGAGTAGAGATAAAGCTCAACAAGTTCGCCCCTATGGGGTCTTCTTGCTGCTTTCCAGTTGAAGCACTCGTCTTTTGGGCGAGTTGCAAGGCTACAATAACTAGGCTTGGGTTTAACAGCCCAGTCTATGTGTACGGCGATGATATTATCATCGATTCTATGTTCATAGAACCGGTGGTTAAGGATCTTGAATTGCTTGGCCTTAAGGTCAACAATAACAAGACCTTTTCGAAGGGGCCCTTTCGGGAGAGCTGCGGGGGTGAGTATCATTCTGGTAATGATGTCACACCTGTAAGAGTTCGGAAGGCCTTCGGAACATCGAATACCTGTATTGCCACAGGCGCTGACATAGCGAATGAGTTAATCGCTAAGTTTGGATATGAGGATGCCAAACCCCTAATCGATTTAATCGAGAAGGAAATTGGCTATGTGTATCCGCGCACGGAACTGAGTATTCCTAACACAGTTCGTTTTGGTGCGTACGCTTGTAATGATGTTTTCTTTCGTCGAAGGTGGAATAAAAGCCTTCAACGGTTTGAACATCGGATTCTACAGTTGTATACGGAAGAATTATCTTCTCGTGAACCAACATGGAGCGAGCTCCTTCGTTTGGAGCTGGCTGTAGCGTCCAGAGGCAACACAGCCGGTAACTCTTCGGCCCTGGTTAAACCCAGGACCGTCCAAGAGCCGGGTAAGTATGCTGCCACCCACTCAGCACGTCAAAAGTGGGCTTGGGTTTGGCTAGGTTAGCCAATCCGTAAGAGGGGTTTCCCGGACCTGTTCCCTTCGTAAGGAACATTCTGGGGGCATAAAAACAGAGGAGCGCTATCTTTCTAGATATCTAGGAAAATATCTGCTGGG